GTATCTCCAACCTTTGTTATATCGCCACCTGCATTATATACAACGTTTAAACTAGCAGATGAATTGTCCTCAAAGGTTACGTCAAGCTTTGATATTTGACCATTTGACTTGGTTACGTCTATAGACTTCAAAGGCTTTGCTATGTCATCTGAATTAATTTCAACTGTACCGTCCCTGTTGATTTGAAAGTTTTGACTATACAAAATAGTATCGGTGCCATTTGGTCTTAAAAAGTCATTAAATCTTACACTCACACCACCTTCAGACACCAAGCCAAACCTAGCGTACCCGTCTGAACGTAAATGTGCTAGTGTATTTTGACCATCGGATGCCAATCCTAAATCTATAGCCCCATAACTGGTATTATAGCCGCCTTGTCCATCCATAGATGAGTATGGGCTTATGCGAATGAATTTACCGTTATCTTCATCAAAAATCAGTCCTCCCTCTATTTTATCGACTGTAAAATCAAACCCTGCAATAGTCCCTGTCAATGCTTCTATATGCCCTTTGAATTTTCCATTGACAGCTTCAATGCTTCCGTCTTCTAAGACTTTAAAATATCCGTTGGCTGTGATTAGCCCTTCTAATCTTATATTGTCGGCTTTTATGAATATCTCTGTTCCGTACTGGTCCCTACCTAATCTAAATAGTCCTATCCTGCCATTGTCGTCTATTTTTAAAACGATTTGGTCATTCATCTGCTCAATTAAGGTTGAAACTGTATCAACCCCTTTTGTAACGGAATATATTCGCCTTTCTAGTTCGTTAATCAAGCTTCTTAGATGGGGTTTTAATGTTCCAAATTCTACTTTCTGGTATTTATTTGTCAAAACATTAAATTCATACGATATTACATATGCCAACATATCAATCCCCATACGTTCGTGCCTTACTTTTACTGTATCTCCGATTTCAGTTACTTCTTCAAGATGGGATTCGATTTCATAATTTATCTGTGGGTATAGATTATTGTTAAGATATGTTTGGGCCTGTGTTCGTAAGTCATCTATGATTAGATTTTCCCTATAATTACTAGATGATGCTAAATTATCGTTAGCTGTGCCTAGGTCGATTATCGTCTGTGCTAAAGCTGTTTCTGTAGCTTCTTTCTCATCAGTTAGACCATCAATTTGCCCTTGTATCTCTAATAATTCACCTTCAAGTATATCTTTTTCTTTTAATTCAGCCTCACTATCGCCAAGACCATCTATTCTTTCCTGGATAACATCTAGTTCAATCTCTAGTGACTCAATAGCATTTTCATAGGCAGATATACTATTTTCTAGATTCACTTTAGAACTACTTAGGTTATTTATTTGGCTTTCTGCCTCTGCTATATTATCATCCAACTGCTCAACGACAAATTCAAGATGAGGGGATAGGTCAAATTCAATTGTTCTTTCATAGATTCTTTGGTGAGGAGAAGGCACTTCTAAATATTCCTCTGGGAGCGTCATTTCGTCATACCCAATAGGAATGATTTTGGTCACTACTTCATCCCAGTTTTCAGCCACCTTGCACCCTGATAGGTTTTTCCCATAAGATATGACCACTTCCCTATCTTCTGGATACGGAGTGTTTTCTTGATATATAAGCCATGCCTTTATGCTTATGGTAGTATCTATTTCTGGATTATGTATCCTGTATCCTTTTTTACCGTTCTGTGTGTCTACTACCAAAATATTATCCTGAACAAGATAATCTTTGTAATCTATAGTAGCTTTAAGCTCGAGGTATTCCTCTTCTGCATTTTTGTATATAACAGCTTCAACTGGCTGTATAATCTTATCCCCATTAGATGTGAAGTCTGTGTCCGTGCCCTTAAATGATCTAATCATGCCCATCTACTCCTTGTTAATGTTTTTATTTTGGTAACATTTCCGACATAGGATATCTCATTTATTCCAGGTTTTAATACAGGAAACCATCCTGTCATGCTCCTGTTTTTCAACACTCCATCTCTGTGGGCTTCTTGGATTTCTCCGTCTAGGGTTATGTAATCATCAATAATTAACGTGCAATATTTTATCCCGTTAACCTTTATTTCAACCTCTCCGCTTCCGTATACCGTCATAAGGGGGTAGCTATCCACATTCCCTTTATTAACAACTGCAAGCGATTCAACTTCTTCTTCGCCTATAGCGTACTTAAAGGGCTGTACTAAGAATACAACCCTCGCCTTTCTGAATCTTAAGGCTTTTTCATAATTAATTTGTTCAAGTATTTGAGCATTGTAATATTTGTCTATCTCGCTACTTAAAATTAATTTTCCGCAACCCTGTAACCAATCATAAACATCGTCAAGGTCAGACTCCCATAAACCAATAGATATAGGTTTTTCATAAGCTACATAACCTAGGTCTTCTATATCTGTACGGTTACTGCCATCAATATTAATCTCATTATATCTTTTCGGCGGCTTGGTTATAGATGGCATGCTTTCAACTATTACTTTTTTATCAGTAGATTTTATATCATTGTAAATAAAATATCCCATCTCTACCTCCTACCTAATAAGTTTATTGACTGTGCTTTCAACAAAATTGCCTACATACTTTCCATTCAGCTCTACTTTAACGCTCTTTAGTGCTGTCTTCATAACACTTGCCATCATGTCATAGTCAATTCCCACCTGCGTAGCCTTTGTTGTAGGCGTCTTTATCAGCGCGGAAGGATTGTAATACTTTAGCATCTCATTTAGGTCATTACTTCTTAGAATAGCGTCGCGCTCTCTTCCATGAGATAGGTGTTTATACGCATACTCCTGAATGGCTTTCTTCATCTGCGCTTCGCTGGACATTGTTTCTTCGTATTTTAAAGCTTGTGTTAATTTGTATTGAGCTAACTCATCCTCATATATCTTTTTTGCGTTTTCTTGTGCTAATTGGCGTTGTTCTTTGAGATACTCCCTGTATTGTGCTTGTTTGTCCCTTAATGCATCGCGTTCAATCGCTAACTCTTCCTTTAGAGCTTTTTTTCTTAGCTTGAACTTTTCATCAATAAGTTTTTTCTCTGCATCATACTGCTTTTTTAGTCTCTCTTGCTCTTCCTTTTGTTCGCTCTCTATGGCTTTCTTTTGTTCATCATATTTTTTATTTATTGCATCCTTTTGTTCTTTTAAGATGTCTTTCTGTAACTTTCTTTCAGTTTTAAGTCTATCTCTTGCAACTTTTTCCTCAAATTTTGCAAGCTCTTTTTGAGCATCTAGTCTTTCCTCTGCTGTCTTAGCACTTTCTACCCTAATCTTCAACTCAGCACGTTTTTCAGCTTCTTCCCTTAGTTGAATAGCCCTATCTTCTGCTTCTTGCTGGTTATCTATACGGTCAATATCCTCTTGGATTGCCGTTAGTTCTTTGTAGCGTTCCTCATCAGTCAGCTTTAGCTTTTCCAAGTACTCTTTGTTGATCAACTCTAGTTTCTTGTTATATGCTTTTTCGGCCGCTTTAAGCTCTTTCTCCTGGGCCTTCTCAACTGCCTCTGTTCGATTCTCTTGGGATTTTGTAAATGCACGCTCTTCATCTCTTAGCCTTTTTTCTAGTTCCTTGCTACTTGCATCATATATTCGATTTATTTGTTTTTGTCGGTCCTCTAAAGTACCAACTTCCATAACTGTTTGTTCCTCAAGTGCTTGCTTATATTTTTGACCAAATGCATCAAGGTCTACGCTGGCACCCTTTAATGTATCAGAATATTTTTTTATATACTCTTCATTTCTTCGCCAAGCTTCCTCGGAGTCATAGAATACTTTATTCCAATCAAAAAGTTCTGAGCTTACTGCTCCTATGTCATTTTTCAGCCTGTTAATACTTTCGTTAAGACTGTCGATTTTATGTTTTTTAGGGTCCCACGCTTCGGCTTCTCTTCCCTCTATGCCGCCAATAGCAACTAACTGCCTTCTAAGTTCTAAAAGTTGAGACACCTTCATATTCTTTTCATCTTGCAAGGCAATTATTTCAATCTCTGCTTTTGCTCTCTCTTCGGCTATCTTAGTATAGTTTTTTTCAGCCGCTTGAACTAGATAGTACTCCTTTGTCTTATTAATAACCCCTTCAATTTCTTCTTTTTGCTTATTTAATAGCCATGTCTGCTCGTTAATTTGTAAATTAAGTTCAGGAAGTTCTTCGTTAAGCTGTTTTACTAGGGTCACCATCATTTGCTTTTCGTAATTAGTTTTATATTCCTTTTCTGCCAGAGTATACAGCTTACTGGTTAATGTGTTAATTGCCCCATACTGGGCTTCTATACTCTTTGTTTCCTTATTCCAATCATCCGTACGCTTGGAGATTTCTTCTCTTATAGCCTTACTGCTGTCTACTAATCTTTGAGTGTTTTCGCTTAATTGTCCGGTTTCATCTGAGGCATCTTTTGCATTTTTAGCATAGGAAAACAAGGCCGTGCCAACACCGATAATAGCACTGGCCAAAGCTACATATACATTGGCCTTGCTTACTGCATTAAATGCAACCTGGGCTGATGTGGCGGCTTGAGTTGCTGTGGTAAGGGTTTTATATGCATTAACCAAGTACATAGCTCCCTCAGCAGATTTTTTTGTAATCAATGCTGCCGATATTCCTTTAAGTCCTGCTATAATCACGTCAGCATTATCAATAATCCAAACCAAAACATCTACTATGTCGTCCGCTATAATGCCTGCCACTTCTGCTAGGTCCTCTCCCATGTCTTTAGTGGCTTCGTTAAACTTCATAGTCGCCCTAGTTATTGCTGGAAGGACTGCTTCACCAAATCTTTTGAGAAATTCCTCTCGTTGAAGTTGAGTGATTCTCTCTTGATTAGCCTGGCTGTCAAGGTTGCGCGCAAAGTCTCCTTGTGCATCGGCTGTTGCTTTTAATAGATAATTATATCTTAGCATGGCCTGTTCGCCCTGCGTCATTTCGTTATAAGTCTTTTCTATGCCCTGTGCTAGCGCATAAGCTTCAAGATTGGCCACGTTTAGATTAATACCAAACTCCCTAAGTGGCATAACCTGCCCACTTATGCCGCTCATTATCTTATTAAAGACTGTATCAAGGTCAGCATTATAGAAAGATGCCATGTCTGCGGCTAATTCAGTTAGATTTTTTGACATGGTAACAACTTGTTCATCAGTCACTTCCATGGATTTTAGCATTGCACCCATAGAGCCGATAAATTGTTTACCTTTTAACTCGGACAGTCCAAATGCTTCCCCTATAGCTTCCGCCCATTTGTCAATCTCCCTAGATCTGTCTCCAAAGGTAACATCAACTACATTTTGTACTTCGGTTAAATCTGAGGCTAGCTCCTTGCTATCCTTTATCAATACAGTTAGCAAGTTTCCAAGCTTCCGAAAACCCTCTTGCATAAGGTCCGATGCTAAATTAGCTTTTAGAACATCTCCAAATATTTTGGTTTCATCTGCTGCTTCTTTGATTTCCTTTCCAAACTCATCAATAGATTTAGCGACTTTATTTGTGGAAACCTCCGCCTCTTTCATATATTTTTCATTTTTGTTTAACTCTTGATTAATTCTTTGGAGGTTTGCATATGCGTTATTTAGTTGAGTCTGCCAATTCTTGGCCTGCCTTGAATTTTCACCATAAGTTTTAGTTGTACTTTCCAAAACCCCTCTTAATAGTTTAAGCTTTTTCTCATGCTCATCCTGTTGTTTAAGGAGTGTTTCGTTCTTTTTTCTTAGGGCTTCTATTGAATTGGCATTGCCATCAAATTCTGCTGTAACTGCTTTCATCTCACTTTTTAAGGTTCTCATACTGGCATTACAGTCAGATATCGCCTGTCGGTATTCTTTTTCCCCTTCAAGTATTATCTTAGGACCTATGGTTGCGCTCATACTACCCCTCCTATATTACATCATCAATGTTGACTACCTTGTTCTCTGCTATTATCCCAATATATTTCAAATGCTCTCTGTAGAGAGTATCAATTTTCCCTAGTGTCATGTTCCATACTTCTTTTTCAGGATATCCCAGCACCACTGTGCCGATGTATATCCATTTTTCTATGTCTACAAACTCTTCTTTAGTTGACCTTGTTTTTCTTAATTCCATTTCTTTACTAAAAATCTGCTCTGAATATGCGCTCATCAACATAACATACAGATAATACAATTCACTATCATCTATTTCTATTTTTTCGCTTGGAAATAAAACACTTAGTAAAAATGTTATTGCTATTTTTCTAGTGCTTTCATATGTAATCATTTTCATTGTTTTTGTTATTGGCAATTCTGACCTTATCTGCAATTCGTCAATAACCTCTAGCGTAAACAGTATATTATAGGTTTTATCTTTAATTTTAATAGGCGTTGCTCTTGGTCTTAAATATCTCATTTTGCCCCCTTAGATAAAATGGGAGGGTTCCCCCTCCCATAAAATTAATCTTCTACTATTCCTGCCTTGTCGTTGAGGTATGCCTTTGCTTCTGTGATTTTCGCAAAGCTATTCTCATACTTCCAGTTATGGTCATCGTCTAGCATAATAGTTCCTGACATGGTAGGAGTTGAAAAGGCTGTGCTTTCTCCCTTTGTTTGGTTGGTTTCGGAAGGCTCTGCAAACTGCACTTTAGGAAGCCAGATAGCCCTAAATTTCTGTGCTCCATCCTTTTTTGAAATACTAACGAATCCAATACTAACAAACGGATTGTTATCATTACCGCTTGCTATTATCTCACCTGTTTCGTCGTCTATAGTGTGTCCGAGTAATTCTTTTTGAATAGTGTCATTCAAATCATCGACTCCGAGAGTGATATTTCCCTCTCTAAAAGATTTGTCAGATTCGGCAACACTGTCATCTGCATATAATTTAACTTCGTTTGTCTGGATGCTTAGGTCTGCCTGTATTGCTTTGGCCAACCTTCCTTTAGAGGGAGTTTTTCCAGCACCTGTATACACTAGGTATTGTAAGCCTATTTTTGCCATGTTTTCATCATCCTTTCATGATAATTTCTATATGTTCATCAAGTTTCTTTTGCATCTCTGCTTCTGCTAGTTTCTTAGCTTTATTTACTGCTTTACGGATAAACGGTGTCTTTTTTCTCACGCTTGACCCGCTTTCAAC